AAGTGCTTGTACACATTTTAGTATTACTGCTTGTGAGTTTTGATTTGCTAAACATGTTATCTCAAAATCGATACCAAAGTTTACAATATAGCCATCTTTTATATTAATCGCATCTGTTAACATCCTGTATTGCGATAGATACGTTTTTAAGTTTTGCTTGGTACTAGTGTTTACTGGTGTTAAGTTTTTATTCTTATCATACCCGAGTACATACATATTGACTGCTAACGGATTACTTACTGCTACGTTATCACTAGATAGCTGTTCATCTGTTGCAATATACGCTTTAGTTATGTTACCAAATCTACTAGGTACAGATAGAGCTCGTACTATATAATCCTCTTTCGTAACCATTCTATTCTGTGTACCAAAATGAGCTAGTGCATTATTTTTAATCTCATCTAATGATTCAACACTAGTACCACCAGTTGCAGGTAACGGGTTATTTACTTCAAGAGAAGCAATAGCTGCGTTCTTTGCAGCAACAGTTAAGTTTTTGGATGCATCAAATGTAGTTGTTTGTGATGTTACATTTGTTATAGTTTTACTAGATACATTAGCACCTAGTCCATATCCAACAATATATGTAATAGTTAATGTAGTGTTCTGCGGTGACTGCCCGTATGTGTCTGTATATAAAAAGTTAGCTGGATCGAATGACTTATCTAAGTTAGTTTTACTACCAGGTATAGGGGAACCTATATTTGTAGGTGTAGGTATTATCTCTTCATCTGGGTTTGATGATATTCCAGATCCAAACTGTAGCTCGATTTTATTATGCTCTGTCACACGTGTTATAAATCGACGTGACGTTTTTATTAGCTTCAATATATACGGTGCTACAACTTTATCTGTTGATAGAGTAGGATCCTGTGCTTCTGTATTTACAGATTCACCGAATATCGTATCTTGAGCTAAATATGGAACCTCATACCATTTATTACCATCACTATCTATTACAGATTCAATTCCTATTATACTGGTATCATTAACTAGTACTTTTAAATACGGATTTCCACTACCTACTGTAATTGATTTAGTTCGCAACTCACCGCTAATTGTAGGTGTTGATTTTTTTAATAAATACTTTTCTGGTTGACCTGTTGATGTATTGATTTGGTATACAGATACGTCTGTAGGGGATGCTGAGCTCGAGTGATTAAAATCTACTGGCTCTACTGTTCTAAACATAATATTGTTTGATGTATTGAGTTGTGCTCCTGCTTCAAGGGTAAAAGCGTAATCATAATCAGGGCTCGATGATGCTCCTGCACCTATACTAGGTATAAGTTGGAATATATCAACACTAGCATTAGCTGCAGAGGCTAATTTTGGTTTATAGCCGAAGGTTTGTGCAATACTATATATATTTTTAGTTTCCTGTGCATGTTGCAACATAGTCTCTTTCATTGCATAGTCTGTATAGTAGGACAGTACATCACCTACATACGATGCTATCTCAATAAACATCATGCCAGGTGATGATTCATTAAAATCATTGTATGTTTTCGGAAAATAATTTTTAGTAAACTCAACAAGGTTTGATCTGAATTCAGAAAAATCTTTATTGATGTACTTAACGTCTTTACTTATTTTAGTCATTACTATACCTTAACGCTCATACTTAAAATCTTATTAATATCTAACTCTTTTATTTCATAACTAATTAATATATTTGCTGTATTATTGTCAAATGTAACATTAGCATTCAATATAGTTACATATGGCATCCACTCTGCAATAGACTCTCTAACTGCCTCTAACGCTGCTAATGATAGATTTCCTTCTATAGCAGGTTCATATAATAGTTGATAAAGCCCGCATCCGAATGTAGGATGCATTACTCGCTCACCTTTCATAGTCAAAACTAAATTCTTTAGATTAGAGTGTATCTGATCCTCTGTTGTGTAGTTTAACTTAAATCCGCCTACATCAGAATTCATAGGTAACCCTATCCCGATAGCTATATCGTCTTTAAAATCTAACGGATTTATCTTCTTATTTGGCATATCTTACTTATCAAATCGCTTTACTAATTCTGAGTAATCCCGTGTTAATGCTTTCATTACATCTGGAGTTACCTTGCTCGGATTCATCGGCGCACCACTTATATCTTTATCAGGTATAGGATTTGACGCCATAGGGCTTTGCATTCCTGTGAAGCCGGCTCTTGCATCAGATGCATTAAATGTTTTTAATGTACCGTACTCTGAAGATTGTACTGTTTCATTAAGTATATCGTTTAATGCAGAGTTTGCAGTAAACTTTTTAGTTTTCCTAGCAACTGGTGTAGGCTGCTGTACTTCCGTAAAGGGTACAGCTTTTACTGATTGCTCTGCTAATATATTACGTACTTGCGTCTGTACTTCTTCTTTAACTAACTTACGAATTAGTTGTGCTAATTGTTTTGATTTCATATAATCTCCTGTGCTATCATATAATAAATATACGCGGCTCGTATTTACTGTTTCATATTGTCTATATTATTTTTAATTTGCTGCACTTGACTTTTAATAGTATTTGCTTCTGTTGAGATTTGCTGGAATTGTGGAGCATTAATTGATGTTGTTGTAGGTGAACCGGGTGCAGCTGATATATGAGTGGATGTAGCAGAGTGTAATCCATGCATACTAAGTTTATCAGCAAGAGATGTTACATGCGCACATAACTCTGTTACCTGATCTAGTAAAGTAGTAACATCTAGCGCCCATTTTTCTGTTGATATACTAACGTCTTTAGCACTGGATAATATTATGCTGTCCTCCTGACTATATAGTGTTAACCTATCACTAGTTATGATAACTTGATTATCACTATATATTTCTGGTTTTATATACGCAGGTGGTATATTGCTTGATAATACTATAGGTATTGATTGACCTGAAGTTAGGTATATTGAGGAAAAATCCACATCTAAATTTTCGATTTGTGATACACCTGATCGAATTGCTATTATAGGTAACCCTTCATCACTATCTGCATTCCAAGGCGTATTCACTGCCTCTCGCTTACTTCCAAAGCGAATACTCTGACCGCTTCTCCCTTGTATAATAGTATCACCTTCATGTATATTGAGAGATCGTAAAGCAGGGGATGGTGTAAATGTCTTACCAGTATATAATGTAGAGGTGTCTTGCTCAAATACTCGCTTAATAGCATTACCCATATGGTTAACATGTCCTTTGTTAGATAACGCTGTCATGTAATACCACTTACCAGTTGTACTATCCTTTAATAATGATACTCGCTCGTTTGGTAATGGTAGTGATATAAAGTGTGGTGATATAGATGAAGCGACTTTATTCGTAAATGTACCATCTTCATTTTTTACAGCAACTATAATATCTCCAATACTCTTACCGTTTTGGGACACAATATCAATAACGGATCCTATAGTTACAGGAGTAGTTACAGGTGTATCGATTATTCTAGACTGATCTCTATCTACTCTAGATTTCGATTTATATTTATTTACGTACTTTGACACTGCTACCTACCTTCACTACTTGCTCCATTAGATCACGCTTCTCCTGCTCTGTTAACAATAAGCTGTCTCCTCCTCCACTTCTAGTCTGAGCTTTTTGAACTATAGCAGCCATCTTAATCAATGCTTCATCATTCTTCACTGCAATCTCCATATAATCCTTAATTAACGGGACAATTATAATAGCATCACCTATATTCTTAATCATAGGTTTTAATTCAGTTATAAGTATTTGGATTTGCATCTCTTTCTTCTTAGAATTATTGTATATATCTTCTAATAGGCTTTCAAATGACTTACCTTTAAATATTTCTTGTGACTCTTCACTCATGTTAACTCCTCGTATATAAATATGGCAAAAAAGAAAAAGCGCTATAAAAGCGCTTCTTCATTATTGTAATTCAAAAACTACTTCTTCGTAAAGAATGATACTACTAGTACAAGTACTACTAGTCCTACAAATCCACCTTCGCCTAAGCGAGTGATAAGATTTGTTAGATTAGCTACTACATCCATACCGAATATAGCACCACCAGTTAAGACTGTCCATAGAATTGTTAACGGTAGTACTGCTAACATAATAGCTCCTAATCCGCTACAAAGTCCTGTAACATACTTAATTACTGAATCCATAATTATCTCCTTTTTATATTTAATTTATGGCATTATTGCCTACTAAGAACCTCGAGCTTCTTAGTCACTATCTACGTTTGTAGACCGAGTACAGTCGATTATACTCTTCTTTTAATATATTAACAACTCGAGTAATGTATTGTGTTTTTACATCTACCATTTCTCGAACCATAATATATAAAGCTTTTTTATTATATGTCTCTATATTGTGACAATTTGTAAATATTTCTAGCAACGCATACGCTATAGGTATATCTCTCTTATACTTAATAACTGTATCTATATTTTCAGTGCAGTGTGTTATAAATAAATGAAAGAAATCTTGTGTTTCAGATAAAATCTCTTCACGGCTAATCTCAGATGATACACTTCTATTTGTATCTATCTCTAATACAGGAGCTTTTGACTTCTTACGATTATAATGCTTATAGTTATTCTGGATGAGGTAGTTCTTCGCAACAATACTAAAGTACGAAAATGCCTTTCCTTTACCTTGAGTGTATTTCGGAAGCTTTTCTAATATAAAAGCAATTACCTCATACTGGACATCTTGTGTAGGTGCATTAAAGTGATAAAACTTATACCTATGTATTAAGCTTTCTGTCATCTTAAATAAAGGGTGATGTATGAATTCATTAAACACTTTATTACGTCGAGCATATGACTCCTCTGTATTGTATGCAATTATTGCATCTTCAGTGTCTTGTGTAAAGTATAGTTTGTTTTTTCTAGGTCTACCACGCTTAGGCTTCGTATCC